GTCAGTGAACATGAAACGTCTCTCTTGCAGGTGGGCCGTGCGTCGGATGGCGCACGGGTCTGAGGCTCTAGTAGCTCCCTAGCTACCATAGCTTCTCCGGGGCCTTGGTCAAACCAAGGGCACCCAGGATTCCCCATTGTCTCACGTTGAAACTCGTGGGATTAATGGCGAACCCATAAGGGGTGGCTCGGACGCGTTCCTTTCGGATTGTAGTGAAAGTGATCGCATACGGGCCAGAGACACCAGTCGTACTGACTGGGCCGCTGAGGGCAAGGGTATGATCTGATATCGTTTCCGACATCAGGTACCCGTACCTCAACACCAAACCGTCTTCACTGAGACGAACAGCATTGGAGATGTTATCCCCAATGTTGATCTTCCAGTCAGACAGCCAACTCCACGGAGCTAGGTTCCAGAGTGTCTCGGGTGTAACCCGAGTGCCGAGCAGATGATTGATCTTCTGCTCGTATCCCTTCAGCTTGTTGAGAGTTGAATTATCTCTCTGCAAGTAGTAGGTGAACGCACCTGAGAAAGATACGGTATTTTGAGTCCGTATCGACTCAGTCAGGATCCCAGCCGTCGCCCTACCAACCATCATACTGGCGAGTGCACTAGGAGCAACGTTTTCCACCCAGATCGGGTGGGACGCGCTCAGAGTGTTGAACTCTTCAGTGACGGTGGTAGGAAACGTCATCCTCCGGCGTATTGTAGCGCCGGAGTCTCGCTGCAACTGGTCAAGAAGCCGTGAGGCATTCTTGATTGCGTAGAAGGTCTTCTGGATGTCGCTAATAAGCGGCAGCCAACCAAACTGGACTTCTAAATGCGCCGATCCCGCTTCGCGGGCCGATGCAGTTAGTTGCTTCCAGTGGTCCAAGTTGACTGAGGGTGGAAAACCCTCAGATTTCAACTCGGCAAGACCAACAGCGAGAGCCTCAATCGGGTTCGTCGGTGCCGTGTTTTTGATAGCAGTTGGACCGTAAACCGACTGGTTTACGTTCGGCGCGCTACCAAACAGGCTCCCAGAGTACAGTGCGGGGACAAGGTGTCCCACGTCTGGACTGATTGGGCCGTCGTACCGCCACTTTCGTCCGCCATCGATACCTTCAAGGTGTTCGTTGGCGTGCGAGAGCGTAACACGCTGATCCAGCGTGTTAAACTCGTGGCCCGTGTCACTTCCTAGAGGAGGGTTGTCGCGCAGATCCTGTTTCAGGGCATGAAACTTGTCCTGATAAGAACCTGAAGC